TTTATCTTTTATTCCTGCTTGAGTAGCAGCTTTTATCAGAGGACCTTCTCCATATGCAGTACTACTAGTGTCAATAGCACCAGTAGCAGAATCATATGTTCCTTCTCCTCCAGGACCAGTTGTACCATCAACTCCCCCTCCACCACCTGCAGCTCCAGCAGGTGCATCTGGTGCCTTTGGTAGACTAAGAGCATCAAACTTTGTCTCTAAAAATCTAGAAAGCGATCTGGAAGTTTCCATAGTGTCTCCAAGATCTGCAGATGCATCAACAAGTCCACCAACATTAAACACTCTAACATATTTTTCAAAGTCTCCAGCAGATTCTATTTTGCCACTAGCATTTAATAAAGCAAAGTTAACGATACTATTTGCTGCAGCCATAAAGTCATTTGATTTGACATCATTTCCCAGAAGTTTATTGACAGCAAGCGCAAGGATTGGACCAATAACAGGAACGGTTGAAAACTGCTTACCTGTTTCTACTAAGTAATCAACCCCTAGATTTGTTTTATCTCCTGTAGATTCATCTTTCTTTTTGCCAAATATTCCAGCAAAGAATCCACCTAACCCATCAGAAGGTGATGATTTTCCTTCTTGACCTTCTGATGAAGATGGTCTCAGAACATGTACCTTATCTTTCTTCAGAAGTTTCTTTTCAACTTGTTGATCACTTACTTCTCCACCATCTTCATAAGCAGAAACAAATCCCCCAAAACTTTTTGCTTCAGTGTTTGTTGAAGGCGAAGGAGGTGCTGGTTGTTGTATTTGTGGTTTTGTATTTTGGGTTCCACCAATTTTCTTTGCAAACTCTGCGTCAGATGCTGCTTTCTTAGCAAGTTCTTCTTGAACTTTTTTAACATCTGCTTCTGATCCAGGAGATTTTGGTGCAGGAGCATCACCACCCTTCTCACCAGCCCTCATTGGGAGTTTGAAGAAGTCTGCAATCTTATCACCAAGTATCGTTCCAAATCCACCTGCTGCAATATCTGCTGCCATGTATGCAGTATAGATAGCAGTTGCTAATAATCCAGATGCACCACCAGTAAATGGTGTTGCAACTCCAAGAGCACCCATCAGTGCAGTAAATCCTGCATCAATAGTAGCACCAGTTACAGCACGAATCAGTGCCCTTCTCCAGTCTATACCACCAACAACATCAAAAACAAAACCAACTACATCACCAACAAAAGGAACATACTTTCCTACTTTTTTAAAGAAATCTGGAGCAGCTTTTCCGATCTTTCCAAGTAAACCATCTTGCTTACTCATCCATTCCAATAAAGCCCCTTTCCCCTTATTAACTAATCCACCAACAGAGTCCTTAAGTTTAGTTACGGTTGATTTGTATAAGTTGGATGCACCTTTTCCAAATGCGATTGTGGCATCTATAGCGCCCTTACCAATATTGTAAGCAGTTTTTCCTACAGCAGTAACCCCTTCAACAATAGATTTTCCAGGAGAAGTTACTCCTCTAAAGAGACCACTGCCAAAGCTACCTATTGCATCACGAACTCCTTTTAGCACTCCTGGTCTTGGAGCATCTCCAGTTATCTTTGGTTTTGTTCTTAATGGATTTCTGATGTCTGGTTTCCCAGCAGGTCCTCCTCCAGTTTCTGTTACTTTTGGTCTTGTTCTTAATGGATTCCTGATATCTGGTCTTCCAGCAGGTCCTCCTCCAGTTCCTGTTACTTTTGGTCTTCCACCAGTGCCAGGTCTTGGTTTTGTTCTTGGTTTTGGTTTCTTAGGACTATCACCGCCACCAAATCCAAAGGCACTTTGTGCCATTGCATAAACAAATAATAGATTCAATACGGTGTTTACAGCACCTAAAACATTATCAAATACTTTGAGGGCACCTTCTCCTCCAATAGTTTTTATAAATCCTCTTGTTGAATCAACAACTTTATATCCAAACTCTATGAGTGTTGCTAATCCATCTAAAATCTTACCACCCCAATCAACAACAAAGTCCATTACTTTGTTAATGGTTGGAAGTAACTTAATAAGTTGAGAAGTAAAATTAAACTTGTTTTCTAAAAATGCTAAGAGTGTATAAAGTAAAAAGTTTCTAATGCCATCAAACAGTCCAATCTTAGGAAGAGCATTTTTAGATTTAAGTTTTGATTTTTCTTTTTTCTCTTGCTTTTCTAAATCTTTTTCTCTCTTTTGTTTTCTTTGACGATCTTTTTCTAAGTTTTGTTGACGAGATCTATTTTTTGCATATGCAAATCTTTCAGCAAAGAGATCCCTAATAGATTTGAGTCTTTCCTCTACTCCCTTAGTACCACTACCCTTTCCACCTGCAATCATTTTAGCAGTAGGAAGACTCAAGAAAGAACTCATGCCAGAAACTTGATTTCCAGTTTGAGGTCTATCGTTTACAACTTTGACATTAACCGTTTGGACTTCTGGTTGACCTTGCTGAGCACCTTTATTCTTACGACCAAACATTCCTTTGGCCATTGCCTTTCCACCAGACTTGACTATTGCCCCGCCTGCTGCTCTCATTCCTGCTCCTAATAGTGCTGGTAATGCCATTATCGAATACCGTAGATTGCTGCGTTATTCTCACGCTCACCAGAGTATGGTGACACAGCAGAGAAAGAAGGAACTTTTCTCTGAGTTTGACCACCTTGACCACTCTGACCACCACCAGTCGATTGTATCTCTGGGGGAAGTGTTATCATACTTGCAGTTCCTTCTGAAACTGGTGGACCAGGAACTGGTTTCTTTGCAGATGCTGGAGCAAGTTTTGCTGGAGTCGAGTTACTGTCTGTGCTCGCAACTAACTTGTCTAAAGCAGGTGGTCCTCCAACTGCAGCAACAGTTTTACTTGGAAGAACATATTCGCCTGGTTGTGCATCAATATGTTGCCTATCTGCCGTAGCGCCAGGTATATTCATACCACTGTTTTCTTTGACTGCGCCTCCTCCAAATGTTTTAGATATAGTACTTCCAAGTCCACCAATCATATTAACAATCGGTGCAGCTTGAGGAACTACTGCAGTAACAATATTCTTAAGGAAACCAAAGAATCCACCTTGGTTTTGTTGAGGTGCTACAGGTGATTTACCTGTAGTAGGAGATCTGGGTGTAGTAATATTTGTATTCATTGTAAGATTGCCAGTTGGCATCATAGATCCTGGTGCTCCGACCATAGGAGAACTTGAGGAGGTTACGACCGCAGGAGATGGTTTTCCTGGCGAAGCACTCTGAGACCCAAGTTTTGCTCTAATAGTCGCTATCAAAACTCGTTTTTCTATTTGTTCTTTTGATAATCCTGCTGCTTTAGCCTGCTCTCTTGCCTGCTTTGCTGCTTTAAATACTGCTGGATTTGCTGCACCTGTTACAGTGGGATCTAACTTTTGTCTTAACTGCTCTACACTTAAACTTTCTAGTCCATCAGCAGTTGGTGTTGTTGCTCCTGGTGCAATAGAACCACCTCCACCACTAGACTGAACTACTTCTTGCTCTTTCTTCTCTTCTTCTCCACCAGGACTTGGTGTTCTAACATTAGGGGTCTCTTCGCCTTCATTATATTCTGATTTGGGGGTATCAACAAATGAGGGTACTTCTGTCATTGATACTCCACCAACCATACCACCACCTTGGAAGGTAGGAAGAACAAAACCTCCACCCATTGCTGTTTGAACCTTTGCCATCTTTGGTTTGTTAGCATTAGATCCACCATACTGCTTGTTCAATCCCAAGAAATAATTTGCACCAACACGATTAACAGTCTCTTTATTAATGATAATTTCGCCAGGTCTTGCTGCAATCATCTGAGTATCAGGACCAGCACCAGTGACCTTTGCTCCACTGTTAGTAGCAATAGTGTCAAAAGTTCTAGGACCAACAGCGTCAACTGCTTCCTTGTTCATTACGATATCGCCAGGTTGTGCAGGAACTAACTGAGTATCAACTCCTGCACCTGTTACATCAGTGCCACTATTCGTTGTTATATCTCTAGCAGGATCTCTTTGTTGATTTGATGCTGTACTTGATCTCTTCTTTTTCTGGTTCAATCCCACCATCAATGGGAATGCCATTGGTCCAAGAGCCATGATGGGATCGATCCCACCAGTTTTATCTGCAAAGTTTGTTCTAAAGTCAGAAATACCAGATAAGAGTTCTCCTCCCTTGTCTGCAAATATATCTCCTAAAGAATTTGGATCAAGTAATGGGAAAAGATTAGAAAAATCAAGTGATAGTTGTGGTTCAACTTTTCCACCCTCATTATATTTTTTAGTTTCACCAGATTCAAGTTTAAAAATCTGTTCGTCAATTTCAGATCCAACTCCCTGCATTTTTTCCAGCAGGTTTAGATTTTGTTTTTGTTCCTTGAGTTGTTTTATTTTTTCTTCATTAGATCCAGGTGCTGCCTCTACTTTTCTTTCCTGTTCGTCAACAGTTTCTGGCATCAACATTGGTATTGTTGCGCCAGCAGTAAACAGTGCAGCAGCTGCAGCTGCCTTTGGATTTCTCTTAATAAGACCCAGTAACTTTGGAACAGCAAACTTTAATAGTCTTGCTGCACCTTTTGCCAACATCACTCCCAGTTTTATAACTGCTCTGGAGAGTCCATTACCAAATAATAAGTATGCCGCAACAAACGCTGGCCACCAGTCTTTGAGGAATCGACCAATCGCTGCAATTTTTCCTTGATTTGCTGGATTACCAAACCAATCTAATAGAGGTCCGACAACCTTGGCAAGAAAAGTGTACTTGATAAAGTTGATAACATAATCAAGTGGTCCTTGAAGTGGTTTTAAGATCGCTGCTCCAACACTCTTAAGCGCCTTTCCAATACCAGATCCACCTTCTAACTTATCTTCTCTTCCTTGCTTTTTCTTTCTACCTTCTTCTTGCTGTCTCTTTCTCTCAGCATTTCTTTCAAAGTTAAAGAGATTCTTGATTGTTGCTAGTATTTCATCAAGAATACTATTGACTTTAGTAAACTCTTGTGTTGGTGCAGCTTGTTCTGCTGGTGCTTCAGGTGCATCTCCTTTGAGGGCAAGGAAGTTTTTCATTCCTTTATTACCACTGCCAGGAGAAGATATTCCTTCAGTAGTTACTTTTTGTTTCTTAATACGGAAACGACCAACCTTTCCTTTTATTCTTTTGAACTCTTCTGTGATTGCCTCTGCTTCAGCAGCATCCATCTTCTGACCCATACGGTCAGCCATCATTCTCTCTTTTAAGAGAGTTCTATAAGTTCCATAATCAATATCAAATACATCTTCTAATCCCAATGCACGAAGAATAGTCTCATCAACATCTTCATCGACGAGATCAGTTTCTCTTACACCTTCATACAGTGTGATTGCACCAGAAGGTCCCTCTGGTTCTACTTCATCCTCAGGTGGACCTTCTGGTGGAGCAGGTGGTTCTTCCATGTCCTGCTCATTTTCTTCTGCCATTCCACGAGCCATGTCAGTAAGATCGTTGGAGGTTCCCATCGCGATCTTATTATCAATATCACTCTGCTCTGATTCTGATAAGGAGTTATAATATTGAGAAAGAATTTTAATCTGTGAATCGGTTAACTTGGCAGCAAGATCTTTTCCGAGTTTAAACTCGTATGCCTTTCTTAATCTTTCTGCCTTACTTGCCATTCGCTTGCTGTGCCTTAAGTTTTTCCTCTTCCAGGTGTTCGATCAACATAGAGACATAGATGTCTCTCTCCCATGGCATGAGATTTTCTATCTCGGTCAATGAGTATTTATGGAACTGGAGTAAGGCAAAATTAGTTCTATAATAGTTCTCCAGATCCATATGGCACATACCTAAGCGAAAAAACTTGAGAGACCCTCCAGAAGAACTTTGCTCTCAACTTTTGTTTTAGGATTCGTAATCGTTACTTCATGACTCAGTTTTGGCATTGTCTCAAAGAACTTCTCAATGCGCTTAAACTGAGAAGAGTTCAGTTGATCTAAGAATCCAAGAAGTTCTTTCTTTGTACAGTCTGCAGCAGTCCAAACTTCTTCTTCAGTGTAGATAGTATCAATACAAGATGCAATCAGTTCAAATGATTGCTCCATACTATTTCCAGTGAGGTCAAAGTTATTTTTAATAAACTCATCCAATGAAGGATATTTCATCTGCATTGAAACTTTCTTATCAAGTTCAATCTTTGGATCATGATCATCAGACTTAATGACTTTAATATCATCAATGTCAATCGTTGTAGCAACTTGCGTTACGCCATCATCAGGACAGATCAGATTAACCTCAATCTCTTCTCCAACAGACTTACCACGAATGTTAAGGAAGAGATATTCGATATCAAAAGTAGGAAGAGTCTCTACTTTGATTCCTCTTGTTTGAATACAGTTTTTGATAACTTCTTTAACTGCTTCAGTGATTTGCTTAGTATCCTCAGATTCCATCGCAAGTACGAGAAGTTTTTCTTCTCTTACAAGGAATGGTCTGTACTTGATAGTCTTTTCTGTCGAAGGCAACTCAAGTTCATAAGTTGGTGTCGAAATCTTTGGTAAAGGCATAATATCCTAATAAACAATTTCAGTGTGATTATTTAGACCGTTATTGTGACTTGTTTCTTAGTGCCACCATTTTTATCTCTATTAACAACATAGCGACTAAACTGAAACTCAACAGTACATTTCATTAACTGTGAGGAATCATATGATACTGGCATCGCGGTCAATCCTAGAGGAAAAGCATCCTTGAAATTATAGATTAACTTACCAGATTGTATATTATAATCCCTTTCAAACTTAGTAACAGACATCTCAGATGCATAATATGATCTTGGAAATGCCATACGGTGACTATAATTATTTCCATCTACATTTGGAACAGTTCCATTTCCACTAACTGCTAAGTTCTCTTGCATAATGTATCCCATCCATCCTTCAATATATCGAATAATATAATATTCTTGAGCATCCACATAGAAAGTAAAGTTTATAGAGTCATCATATAATCTTCTATATGCGTGTTTCTGAGTGATGCCAGTGTAATCATCCTTCAGCTCATGAGTTGCATAACGACTTCCTGGAAGAGATGCTTCACTACAAGGAACAGTGATTTTATCTTCAGTCTCTTCTCCACTTACCGTAATACCAGACTGTGATTTTAAGTATGAGCTTACAGCAGATGGTGGTGTAAAGTAGACCTCATAGTGAGATGTCAAAGATGGTTGAAGTATTTTAGACTTCAACGCAGACATACTATGTTTTTTTGGAAGTGGCGTTGCCATCTATAAATAGTTAGACTTATATATTATGTATGCGATAAATGGGAGAAAGTATTAAATCAAAGTACAAACCTTCTTATCCAAATAAGTATGTTGGTAACCCAAATAACATTATTTGCAGATCATCTTGGGAAAGACGATTCTGTTATTGGGCAGATTTAAATCCTAACATTATACAGTGGGCAAGTGAAGAAGTTGCTATTCCTTATATTTCTCCCGTAGATAATAGAGTGCATCGTTACTATCCAGACTTTTTAATCAAAGTCAAAGAAACCACTGGTGAGACTAAAACATATTTGATTGAAGTTAAACCAGAAAAGCAAACTCGACCACCAAAAAAAGGTAAGCGAGTTACCAAATCTTTTCTTTATGAAACTAAGACTTGGGCAGTGAATCAAGCAAAGTGGAAAGCAGCATATGAGTTCTGCGAAGATCATAGAATCAACTTTAAAATCATAACGGAAAAAGAACTCGGTGTCAATCAATGGCGTTAGACCGAACACTTGAACTTAGAGAAAGAGTTGGCAACTCAAAAGATGCTGACTTTA